AAAGGGTAATGTTTGCACTATGTCCATGGCTATAGTCCATGTTGATAGTCCTTATAGACTCCCATAGTGCAACAAAGGCCAAGATTGTGGAAGGAACCGACCTGACTTTAAGCCGCGTAGTTGGAGCCCCGCCGGTGATGCCATGGCGCGAGTTTGCCAACTGGATCCGCATGGAGAACGAGCACGACACCGTGCGGGGCTGGATTCGCAACGGCTACCTGCCGTCCAAGAAGATCGGCAAATACGTGCTGGTGAACGTTGCACTGCTGACCAAGCAGCTCATGGAAGAGGAGTGGGAGTGATGAAGACTCAATACGTCGTCGAAACCTGCACCTTCCACGGCCTGACCAAGCAACGTCGCTGGCACCGCGTGCACACCGGCCCGTCTCTCATGGACTGCAACGCTTACGTCGGCAGCACCATTGCCAGCATGTACGCTCACTGGCGTCCTGAGCGTGCCCTGGATCTGTTCCGCGTCCGTGGCGTGAGGACTTCCGCATGAAAGCACCTGCCCTGTTCTCTGTTCAGCAATTCAAAGACCTCTGCGTCTGGCTGTTCTGGCTTTCGGCTTACGTGGCCTTCTGCGTGCTGTTCAGCCACCTGTTTAAGAGTCTTTGGGCTCTGCTTGTCGATGTGCCGGTACAGGCAATCGCCGCAATCGTGGCCGCTTCTATCGGTGCAATCGCTATCGGTTTTCGCCTAGCCATGGGGGAGGGCAGATGATCAATGCAAAAGTACCTGCACCAGCCCCACAGGCCGGACTGCGACTGCTCTGTCTGCTATGTCAAAAGACTGGGGCCTATCAGCCTGTCGCCACGCTGCGCCCAATGCCGCCCCGTGCGCTGTTTTCCGGTCGTTGGCCAAATGCGGCTGGTGAACGGGCACTGGCTGCACGTGAGCAGTACCTACCGCTGGGCCTCGGGCTTTACCTGTCCCCAGCACTCACCAACGCCGTGCCCGCCTCGGTACTGGTACATGGTGGAAAACATCGGCAAGCCAACGCCTTACGTCCCGCGCTGGGATCTGTTCGAGCTGGAGTCTGAGCCATGCACGACCTGACCGGATTTATGCCTGTAGGCGAGTGCTTTTACTGCGGCCAAACCCAGGTGGTGAGCTGCCAGGGCTTCAACGTGGCGGACATCCCGGACGTGATCGTTTGCGGGGACTGCCAGGACATCAACGAACGTCGCCTCGCTGACCTTGAAGGGAAAACCGAGTAATGCCCGGCATCGTCCTGACCGTCGCCCAAGCCGCTGAGCTGTTGCCCTTGGCCAGCCAGCAGTTGGGCCGCATCCAGCACCAACAGGACGCTGCCAACGAGAAAGGCATCCCGGAAAACTGGGGTGTGGATGAATGGCAGGAAATCGTAGAAGCCCTGCAAGGCCCAATCGTTCATGGGGTGGTGTATGTCGCCTGAGCTGTTCGTTGTGATCACGTACTGCCTGCTGGTTCTGTGCTTCATGACCCTTGGCCTGTTGTTCGCCTTCCTGCTGCTGCGCCGTGAGTTCTGCCCGCGCCGTGGTGGGCAGCCGAATCAGTCGCCTCCGGCGTCCGTGACTGGCCAACGCGATCACCCGGCCAGTTCACCGCGCGCACCGCCAGTCGCGGGCGACGGTGGCGAAATGGGATGACAAGGGCAAGGCCCTTGGTGTGAACAAACGATCAGGCAACGCCTGACCCGGCTTTAACCCCCGGTAGACCGATAAGCACCTGCAGGTTTTGAACTTCGAAGTTCACCTGCACGGACTCGCTCGGCCTGCTGAAAGGCAAAACCGCGCAATAACGCGCAACTGAAAAGAGGAAACACCCAATGGCACGTTCGACTATGGAAGTTGCATTCCTGGGCACTCAGATGACCCAAGTTGATGACACCAAATACGCCAAGGTCTTCTACGGCGACGAACCAGACGGCAAGACCGAACACGGCCTGTCGATCATCGGCATGGCCATCGCTGAAGACGCCGCCGACGAAGTATTCATGGCCGGCGCCCAGTTCGAGCCTCTGCAACTGGTGCGCATCACCTTCGACGTCGCCCGCGGCGGCCAGAACAAGGGCAAGAACCTCGCTCTGCATATCGAAGCCGTGGACAACAAAGCCCGTACCACGGCGAGCCCTGCGCCTGCTGCCAACACCGGCAAGCCTGCCGACCCGGCCAAAGCCTAACCCTGGCCGCCTGGAGCTCACCGCATGGGAATCGACGCCTATCTGGCCAACGTCACCCTCGGTGATCTCTGGGCCCTGCAGTTCATTCAAGGCGTGGTGATGATCGCCGCCCTTGGCCTTATCCACGGGCACCAGAGGTAACGGTTTATGGCTTTCACCTGGGGGCAGTACCTCGTTATCGCTGGGCTCTTTGTGGGTGCTCTCGGGATTGGCGTGTCCTGGGGGGCCTTCCGGCTGGGCTGGAAGGAAATCGTCGACGCTTCAACCAACTGAGGAAACAACTCATGTACCAAAGCAAAAAAGAAGCTGCCATTCGTGGCGGCCAGCTCGTACAGAACGAGGCCAGTGTCGGTAAAGCACTGGGCGGCAAATCGCTCGCTCTGATCACTGCCGGTGCGGCCTCGCTGACTGCCGGTTCCGCCAATGCTGCAATCACCGTCCCGCCTGAGCTGCTCGAAGTCTTCACCGATCTGGCGCTCGCGTTCGGCACCCTGATGGCGGCTGGTGCCGTGCTGTTCGGCGTTATCCGTGGTGGTGTGGCCCTGTTCAAGATCGCCGGTCGCGTATTCAGCGCTGCGGGCGCCTAAACAGGGTTGGGGGTCGACTGATGCGTACGGCTTTCGGCCTCCGCCTGTTACTTGCTCTCACCCTTATGGGGTGGGGGCAGTTTGTTTTTGCTGAGGGCAACTTTTGGCAAGTTGATGGCGATGAGAGCTCCCGTGCGGGCTCCGCTCAAGCGCTTTGCGCTCGCCTCGTCGGTGAGTTCAACGCCGATGCCTATTGGCGAATTTACGATGATGCGGCCATCCCTGAGCAGCGTAAATTCTGCGATGCCTACGGCAACATCGGTCAGACCTTCAAGATCTGGCCGCTTGTTCGTCTGAGCTGTCCTGCGGGTACCACCGTAGATCCTGTCACCGGCAAATGCTCGTCACCTCCTGTTGAGTGTGAGCCGTTAACAGGTCAGCGCTTCAGTTTCTTCGCCGTCGTCCCGAACGGTGGCAATAGCCTCCCTGGTGAGTACATCTGCCAGCAGGGCTGCCGTGCTGCCTGGTCTGGTGAGTGCGGTGCTAATGATCAAGGCATATCCGCTTGCTCGGGCCTTGCTACCTACAACGGACAGGTTTGCCAAAGCGGCGACACTCCGTCCGGCCTCGGTACACCTCCAAAAGATCCGAGTGAGCCAACCGACCCCACTACGCCGCCCGATCCAACTGACCCGCCAGACCCTACCGATCCGCCTCCGGTCTGCGGCCCTGGTCATACATGGTCGGGCACTACCTGCGTAAAAGACCCACCCAAACAATGCGATCCCTCCACGGGTGAAGTCTGCCCGCCGACTGATCCTACTGACCCGAATAACCCCACCGATCCAACCGACCCCGATAACCCTGGCGACGGCGGTGATGGTGACGGCTCTGGTGATGGCGACGGCGATACCGGTACGGGCGAACCCGGCGACGGCGACCAAGAAAAGCTTGGCGAGAAGATCGACAAGACCAACAGCCTGCTCGATGGCATCAGCAAAGCCCTGGGCAACCTGGGCGATGCCTTCAAAGAGTTTGCCGAGGATGCCCTGGGCGAGAAGTACGACGGCGAAGGGGACGGCGACGATAAGAGCATCGGCGAAGCCGCTGCAGGTTTGGCCGGTAGCTTGGCTGGCAACTTCGGCCAGGGCCTGAATGATTCCCTGGAAGCTCAGGAAGCACTCAACCAAGGCACCTTGGGCGACTTGCCCAACCTCGTCGGCAATGAGTGGTTCGGCCCCGGCACCGTGGCCTATTCCACGGTGTTCATGATCGACAAGGTGTTGCCTCGCGCCGGCAACTGTTCCGCCTTCGATGTGAAAGTCGATGCCGGAAAGCTGCACACCAACCTGCGCCTGGACGCCTGTGAGCTGAGCCGCATTAAGCCCCTGCTCGAGTGGATCGTGTGGATGGGCACCATCATCGGCGTGTGGCGAATCGCCTATGCCGGCCTGCGTCTTGAAAACGCCAAAGCCGAAAAAGGAGGCTTCTGATGCTCGGCTGGATCAAAGGGTTCTTGCAGAAGTTCTTCCCCAACCTGTTCAAGCGTTTCAACGGCTGGCTGCTGGCATTCATCACGCCGCTGATTGCGCCGTTTTTCGAGTTCATCACCAAGCTCTTTCGCAAGGTCGCGCTGTTCCTGCTGATCGTCGCCGCCATCGGCACGGCCATCGTCGTGTTCGCCAAGGCCGTTGAATCGGTGGTCGGGCGCATCGCTACCGAAATGGCCCCCGCTGACCTGATCGTCTTCGGCCAGATGTTCCTGCCGAGCAACTTGGCTCAGGGCATCACCATCCTTCTGTTCGCCCGCCTGCACTCCCTGGTGTTCATGTGGGTGCACCGCCTCACTGAAAAGTTTATCCACACCTGAGGATCGCCCGTGGCCGTCTACATCGTTACCGGCAAGCTGGGTGCTGGCAAAACCCTGCTGTGCATCCTCAAGATTCTGGAATACCTCAAAGCCCGCCGCCGCGTTGCCGTCAACGTCGATGTGAAGATGGACAAGCTCTGCCGGGGGGATAACAAGTACTCGCGCCTTGTCCGCCTGCCTGACCTGCCATCGGCTGAAGATCTGGTCGGTTTGGGCTTCGGCCATGAAACCTACGACGAAGAGAAATTCGGCGGGATCTTCCTCGACGAAGCCGGCGTGTGGCTCAACTCCCGCGACTGGAATTCCGGTGGCCGTACCGACCTGCTGAAGTTCTTCCTGTTCCTGCGCAAACGCCGCTGGGATCTGTGGTTGTGCGTGCAAAACGTCAACGTCATCGATAAGCAGATTCGCGAATCCATCGCTGAGCACGTGGTGTACATCAACCGCTGGGACAAGCTGAAGATTCCCTTCGTGTTCCGCCTGCCGCTGCGTGTCCTGAGCTTGGGTATGTGGAAAGGCAACCTGCCGAAACTGCATCAGGCCATCGTGAAATACGGCGCCAAGTTCAACTCACCCAAGGTTGAAGACTGGTTCTACCAAGGCAAAGAGTTCTACAGCTATTACGACACCACCCAGGAATACAACAAGGACTACGACAAGGGCTCGTACTCCATGCTCCCGCCCGGCTACTGGCGTCGCCGCCTTCCTGCATCACCTCGCGACCTGGGGTTTCTCATGCGCACCACCAAAATATTCTTCCGCCGCACTCGGGTGGTGAACGCCTTTTTCCTGGGCGGCCTGATCACCCTGTTTGTTTCGCTGCCGGTGTTCTCGGCTATTGCCTGGATTCGTACGCCGGGCGTCGCCGTACAGGAAAAACCAGCCGCTGTAGAAGAAGAGAAAAAGGCCACCTTGGCCGAAGAGTTCGAGGGCTACCGCATCGCCTCCTATGGGCTCATGTCGGGCCAGTCCCGCTATGTGTTCGTGGATCCCGACGGCAAGCGCATCCGCTCCGAGGATCTGCTCTCCCGCGCTATCACCATCGATCCACGGGGGCCGCGAGAAGTGCGGTTGCTGCGTGGTACCGACTCCCTCACCGTCTACAGGTAATCGGCCATGAAACGTTGGCTTTCTCTGGTACTGCTGCCGCTCGCCCTCACTTCCACGCTCGCCCGCGCTGCTGTGGAGAAGATCGAACTGTACGACTCCACCCTGCAGGACTTCGTAGAGTGGGCCGCCGTGATGCTGAATAAATCGGTGGTCGTCGGTTCCGATATCCGCTCGGCGCCGATCTCGATTTTCGCCACCTTCGATGGCCCCCAGGAACTCGAACAGCTCTTGGAAAACGCCGTCCTGTCTTCGGGCTTTCACTACTCCAAAAGCCCCAACGCGATCCGCATCAGCGCACAACCGATTCAGGAATCGCCCGTCCTGGTCACAGAGGTGATTCAGCTCCAGCACCTGCAGTCCGACTTCGCCGAACAGTCCGTCCGCGATGTGCTGGCTTCCCGCGCTGACCGCAACACTGAGAACAACACCACCGGCCAGGTACTCGTCACACCGTCGCCCACCTCGAACGCCCTGATCGTCACTGCCACGCGCCCCCAGCTCGACGCCATCAAAGAGGTGGTCACCGAAATCGACCGACCGCGGCGACAGGTGCAAATCACCGCGGTGGTGGCTGAGCTGTCGGATAACGACTTCGAAGCCCTGGGCCTTAATGCCGCTGCCGGCTCAAACCGCCTCGATCTGTCGGGCCGCACCATCCGTTCTTCGGATCGCTCCGACCTGGGCTTCAGCCTCACGTTCTCCGGCCCGACCATCTCGGCCTTCCTGCAGGCGGTGCGCTCCAGCTCCAGCAGCAACCTGTTATCCACGCCTCAGCTACTGACCCTCAACCGTGAACCCGCATCCATCGTCGTCGGCCAGAACGTCCCCTTTATCACCGGCCAGACCACCAGTGGCTCCACTCCGGCATCAGATCCGTTTCAAACCATCGTGCGCCAGGATGTGGGCGTAACCCTACAGGTCACGCCCTTCATCACGCCGGCCGACGCGATAGAGCTGCAGGTCAGCCAGTCCGCCTCTAGCGTCTCGGACGACAACACCGCCGCCGACATCATCACCAACACGCGCCGCATCATCACGCGGGTACAGCTCAAGGATGGCCAGGGGGTGCTCCTGGGTGGGCTGCGATCGACGCAAACCGATCGCTCTACCAGCGCGGTGCCGATCCTCGGTGATATCCCGTACCTGGGGCGCGCCTTCCGCTACGAATCCAACCGCGTACGCACCACCAACCTTGTGGTGCTCATAACCGCCCGTATACAGGCCCTGAACCACAACGAGCTGATGCCGGCTGATGCGGGGCCGTGGATGGATCTTTCGTTCGGCGCGTTGCCCGGCGGTGGTTTGGGCGCAGCCCGTGACACCGCCGGGCGCGCGACGGGCGCCCGGTGACGTCCCTGTAACACGTCAGATAAACCAGCTTGAAAGTGGCCATTATTGGCCAATAAGGGAAAAACAGATGAGCGTTAAAGACCAGCGACGGATTGACCGAGCAACCGGCTCAGAGAGCAAGACGGGTCGTCTCTTCATGGATGCTGCGTCAGCAGCATTGACCGACCTTTCGCGAGTACGCCTGCTGCGCTGTGGCGTGGACACCGTGCGCCAGTTGTATCGGGGCCTGATCCGCCCTGAGATCATGTGCCTGTTCGAGAAGCCCGGCGCCATGGTCGAATTCGCTGACCAGATCTGGCACTCGGGCCGTGTCAGCAAAGACTCTGGCTACCAGTACAAGCTCCAGAACGCTGACCTCGGCATCATCCTGCTGGTGAAGAACTTCAACGCCAAGATCGACGCCATCGGCGCCCACCTGAAAATCGAAGTCTCGCCCCATGCCATCGACGCGCTGTCGCCTGAGCGCCTGCAAGACCGCATGGACTATTACGCCTCGGCTGTCCTGACCCACCGTGAAATCAACCAGTGCGCAGTCCACCTCGCCCTGGATCTGCAAGGCTGGAAACCGCCTGTAGATCTGGTCGCCCGTATGCACTGCCGGGCACGCACTCAACGCGATATTTCGGGCATCAATGAAATCAACTGGACCACAAAATCCAGCACCTACGGTCGCGGCGAAACCTTCATGTTCGGTTCGGCCAGCGGCGTGCAACTGGCGATCTACAACAAGACCGAGCAAGCCCGGGCAACCGACAAACTCGACTACTGGGAAAGCGTGTGGAAGCGCCGCGACAGCTTCGACCCACAAGATCCCGATAACTATGATCCTGACGCCGATGTATGGCGCGTAGAGCTGCGCTATCACCATTCGGTCATCCAGCAATTCGCCAGTGGCTCAATCGACCTGAAGTCCGGCGCACTGATCGACACCAGCTCCTTTGCCGCCTTCGCTGGGCATCTGGACGGCCTGTGGCGCTATGGCTTGAGGCAATTCAAGTTGCTGGCCCGCCCAGGATATTTCGAGCCCATCTGGACGCTGATCCGCGACGACGTGCGCGTCGATCTGCCGGTGGACTCCCTGCTCGATGACACCGAATACAAGCGTTACTACAAGACCTCGCGTGGCTTCTCCGGCAAGAACGTGGAGCTATTCCTGGGAAACTTCGTAAGCCTGCTGGCAAGGGAAAAGGTGGGCGCAAAAAAGGCGTTTAAGACCCTGCAGCAATGGGACTGCTGGCCGGTCATCCGCGATCATTACGCCGCCAAGGACATGACCCAGGACGATCTCTACAAACATATCCGGGATCTTCTGCAGGAGCGTCACGTGCGGTGGGGTAGAGCGGTCTGATGGCGATCAAGAAGCTTCCTGATGGCCGTTGGCATGTAGACATTGAACCCGCTCATGACCGGCGTTTTCGTAGAACCTTCAAAACCAAGGGTGAGGCTCAACGCTTTGAAACTACCTGCCGCTCCAAGGTAGCTGAATCGCGCGACTGGTCGCCAAGGCCCAAGGATAAACGTCGGCTCTCTGAGCTTATGCAGCTCTGGTATGACTTGCACGGCCACTCACTGCGATATGCAGCCGGTCGCCTGCGTAAACTGCTCTATCTTGCTAAGCGTCTGCGCAATCCCGTGGCCATCCGACTCGACCCGCATGTCTACGCTAATGACCGGCGCTTGAGGATGGAAGCCGGCACTTCGCCCAAGACGCTCAATAACGAGCTGGGTTACCTGCGTGCCGTGTACAACGAGCTGCGCGGCCTGGGCGTTATTGACTACCCGAATCCGCTGGAGCTGGTTAAGCCATTGCGTGTCCAAGAACGTGAGTTGTCCTGGCTGACTAATGAGCAGATAGCCGAGTTGCTGCAGGCGATCCGTTCGGGCTGCGATAACCCGCACGTCGAAATCATCGTGTTGATCTGCTTGGCCACTGGTGCCAGATGGTCTGAGGCCGAAAAGCTCAAGCCGCATTCGTTGCGTAACCGGGTGATTACGTTCAGTGGTACCAAAAGCGGCAAGGTACGATCGGTGCCGATCTCTGCCGAGCTTGAAGCCAGGATCATTCGTCACTGGCGTGAGTATGGCCAGCCAAACTCGGCCATTACCGCGTTCCGCCGCGCCTTGGCCCGCACGACCATCAAGCTACCGAAGGGGCAGGCAGCGCATGCACTGCGCCATACCTTCGCTAGCCACTTCATCCAAAACGGCGGAAACATCGTCACGCTACAGCGAATCCTGGGTCATTCGAGCTTGGCCATGACCATGCGGTATGCGCATCTCGCTCCTGACCATCTGCAGGACGCTTTACGTTTCGGCCCTACGTTGTGAATCTCAGCGGCTACTTATCGCTGATTCTCGCCCTGGCTAAGGCATTCGCTGCAAGGTGCTTGATATACCTCAGCTCGCCCGGCGTGTGCTTATCTGACTGGTGCGCTTCGATCAATCTCACAAGCTCATTAATACTTTTTGGATCTTTCGCCATCTCAGCCTTGATGATTTCGATAGCACCGTCAGCGCAATAGCGCTCAACTCCGCCGAAATTCAGTTCTCCGACGTTTATCTTCAATTTCGACCCTCCGCGCACTTTCTCAGCCGGCGTGAAGGTAAAGCATGAGCGCCCTTACGCAAGCAGTAATCATAGATACTTACGACTAATTTACGACACACAAAGAAAAACCCCTGACTTTCTCTAGGAAAATCAGGGGTTTATTTGGTGGAGCCGGGGGGATTTGAATCCGTTTCAATTACTGCCCTTTGCTGCCTATGTTTGCTCAACGTCAGCAAATACGCACCGTATGTTTATTCACGCCTGCCCAATGTAGCCCTTTGCTGCCTAGCGTTTACGACACTTTTTCGACACCACGACGCTTTCCAATCTTGGGTTGGATCGTTTTTCGCCTGAGTCAGCTCGCTAAGGAATGCTCAGGTCTTTAATCTGTGAGAAAGCAAATTTTAATATCTGTTTTGTGAAGTCGTTTAGTTCGTCGTTTTTTGCGATGGCATAAATAATTCCTATGATTAACACACCTGCAGCAAGGTCATTTATAAAAATCAGTCTTGATTTGGATTTTATTATGATGGTGAGTAATTTTTCTTTTGCTTCCTCTGCGCTTACTCGTACTTCGTTTTCATCTTTCATCACTTCGTAACGTTTTAGGGAACGTTTTATTTGCTCGGCTAAAGCGTCGTAAGCCTCAGAATGAATTCTGTTGGCTATGACGGTCAGAATCCATACACATAATAGAGAAAAGCATACCATTCCTAACGATGGGATATCATCACTTCGAGCTAGTGCCGCAACAGCAATTACTGCTCCTGGAATTGCAAAAGCTTTTGTTTGGCTTGAGGATATTGAATCGTTGATTTTTGTTATGTACTCAGTGGACTTTTCTTCTATTTCTGTAAGTAATTTATTTGCCGAGAATTTGTGAAGATATACATCGTAGTTTTCTTTGTATTTCTTTTGTAGTCTACTCCCCTGCGTTATCAGCCAAGGCATTGATGTGTTTTCTTCAAGTAATTCCGCTAGGGATGTTCTTAAAACATCTCTACGTTCTTTTTGATGACCATCTAAAAGTTTGATTGCACTGTGTAGTTGGTCAAGATCTTCGCTCGTGCTGTCTGTAATGCACAGCTCCAACAGTTCAGGGAGCTTGATTTTTTTAGGGTTTACTTCGTAAATCTTTGCTCCTTTGTCTGTGCTTATGAAGTATATGAGCGTTGAATCATTGCCCTCTGAGCCTCTGTGGTCTTTGAGACTCGTCAGAAATTGTCTCCAGCTCAGATAGTGCTCTATCGTTTTTATTTCTTTTGCTTTTTTATCGCACTCACTATGAATTTTTTCTTTAAGAATATAGTAATTTGCCGGGAGTTTTTCATGGTTCCTTGCCTCATCCCATAGAGCTTCAATTGACTCATAAAAGGGAGAGTTGTTGTCCCAAGCTTCGGCGTCTAGTTCAATAGCTAAGTAATATATTTCGGCATCATGGCTTTCTATGGTTTGGGCTCTCAAGTACCCAATCTCACAAATTTCACTGTGAGCTTTTCTAAGTTCTTCTTCGCTACCGTAAATGCAAAGAAAGCCGCCCTCTGCCTTGGGCGGTAACTTTTGTAAAAGCTCAGTTAGAGTCTTCATCTGAGCTCTCGTGATCTCCAATGCTAGCTTTTATTTTCTCTCTATCTGCTTCGCTTAAGGGGATTTTTAGATAAGTTAGCTCGTCATCTACCTGCACCGGTTTATTCGATCCTGCGTATCCTATCGATGCAGCTTTTACCGATACAGAATAGTTGCTATTGAAATCAGTGATTTTAATAGAGATGCTTTTTTCTAAAGCTTGCCGTGTCGCTTCAAAAACAGAGTTGATTTGAAATCCATTTTCATTTGCATATTTAGCAAATGTTGCTGTGAGTTTGTGTCCTGCAGGTAGGCCTTTGTCTATTACTTGTTGTATTTCAACTAGTGAAACTTGTTTGCCCAGATTTTTTTCAATATGTTCGTAAACTTTTTCAGTAACCTTTTTCAGGAATGCTGGCCCAAGTTTATTCTCATTTGAGAATTTCTTGATTGCCTCGAACACATTGTTTACGCTTTGCTGGTTTGTGACTTTTATGTCGCACCCTAAAGCTGTTTTGAAAAACTCAGCTTTTGACTTCCCGTCGATGAAGTGCAGGTACGCTGAACCTTCTTTTTTGGGGTGTATCTCGAGAAATAGCGTCAGATCGAACATTGCAGCTTGTCGCAATGCGTCAGTATCTATAGGTTGTAATCTTCTCGGCTGAAGGGTTCCTTCTTCAAATTCAAAGGCTCCTTTTTTGTCAACCATTACAATCATCAGTCTTCCATGATCTTCATAGTCGCCAAAAGTTTTGTAATGCATGAACACGATGTTTCCGCCTACAAGGTTTCGACTCTCCGACTCATTGGCTGTTATGGTTAGAATTTTTATCAGTTCTACCGCTAAGTCATCTAGCGCTATATCTCCTGATATTAGTTTTTTTAATCCATCCGGTGTTTTGTTAGATGGTAGTCCAGAAAAATAGCTGTGAAACTTATTTTTTCTTCGAAACTTTTTTTGTATTTGCTCAACGAATTCTGTAGAAACGTTGTTTTTCAAATTCCATGTGTTACCGACTTGATACTTGAAGGGGTGGCCTTTAGTCTCTTTGTCTCGTTCTAGTGATGCAGTTATAGCTGCTAGTACAGATATGCTAGGTGAAGCAGTCGGTGTTTTCTCTGATTTGCTATCTTCGCTAACTTCAGTGCCCACTTTGTTGTTCATGGCTTTCCCTATTCTGCTTGTGCTGACTTATATTATTATCTTTGCTGGTTAATCTCTGTGGCTTAGCCCAACTGCAGACCTACAGTTTCTGCGTTCTATGCTTCCTTCCTTGTGAGGCCAGCACGCGCGATCTTTCATGCTAGGTGACTGTTCTATTATTGTTACGCGCACCTTGTCTGCACTCTTCGCCGTCTCTCTTACTTGATGTGCTCGTGTTGCAGGTATCACATTGACTGCATGAGCCGGTAGATATGTTGCTGCGTTGTATTCAGTTTGTTTAGGCTGCTGAATCTGAGTACTTTGCGAAGTTCGCTCCGTTTCGCTTGAGCGTCTCGCCACCTCTTCAACGATCTTGTCCCAGTCTTTTTCGGCGGGCGCCGATCTGGTGATTTCTGCGATGGGGGCTTGCTTTGACTTTTGGCCGTTAAGTATTTGGTCAGCCACGTCATGCATATAAAGCGCGCTCAGGGTGTAGAGCATTCCTACCGTGAGGATGCTTCCCAGAAATGACGCAACAATCCATGTTGATCCATTGCTTCTGCGGGCACTTGGCCTGAAGTGAGTCGGTGCATCATCCCTGTCAGCTTTCATTCCTTCATCCTTGTCGTTCGGGCGTACCAGCGCCTAGCTACTTCCTGAGTGATCGCTATCCCGCGTTTTGACCGGTCAAGGTTCGATTGGCCTCGTCGTATTCGGGGCTCGTTTGGCCGATTTCAGGCATCACCTCCCCAGTGCTCAGCCACCATCTGTAATTCGGGTAAGCCTTGCCCAATATCTCTATTTCTTCAGCTCCGACCCGCGCTCTGCCGCGCTTAATACTCACCCAACGGTTGTAGTCCGTCTCGCCTGCTCGGGTCAGCTCGCTGAGGTTGCTCGCGCTGATTAGTAGAAGGGCTCTATCAGTAATGTTCATTCAATAGAAATATAGATTATTTGGACTATGTACAAGACATACTCTAAAGGGTAATGTTTGCACTATGTCCATGGCTATAGTCCATGTTGATAGTCCTTATAGACTCCCATAGTGCAACAAAGGCCAAGATTGTGGAAGGAACCGACCTGACTTTAAGCCGCGTAGTTGGAGCCCCGCCGGTGATGCCATGGCG